CCTATGCCTCCACCAAAAGATGAAAGATAAGCATTTTCTGTGTAATGTTCAGTGATACCTTCTCTACTATCATCAACATAGTTCAAGAAGCACGAAATCGGTAGACCCCGCTCAGTCCCTCCATTTGATAATAGAGGAGTAGCAAACATAAACCAATGATTACTTACATAGTCATATAGTCTTTGTGCATGGTCATCATCATCAGAAAACACTTTTGCTGCTCGAGCAAATGCCTGCTGAGGACTTGTTTCGTCTGCAACCATATATCTATCTTCAAGAGTTCTAATACTGAACTCGTCAAAAAGTTTATCTCTACTATAATCAATCTTTATCGTCATTTAATACCCTCGCTAATTCTAAGTCTACTACTTGTGTATTTTTCTCTCCAAGAGCATCATCACAGTAAGTTATTAAATCCATTAATTCAACATTTACTAATAACTGCTCTCCCATTTCATTTACAGACTGTATATATTTATACTTGCCTTCAAGTGGCAAGGAATCGTATATATCAAAGACTGTGCCATATTGTTCCATAAGAGTTACGGCTCTTTTTGGTCCAACACCTTGAACACCAGGAACGTTATCTCCTTTATCTCCTACTAGACATTTATAAGTAATATAGTCTTCCATAGGAAAATCATAGTGTTCGTCCCAATTATCTACTGTAGTTTCTTTACGAGTAACAGTAGAGAATCGAGATGTATTCTCGTCAATCAACAAATCCCAATCTCTATCAGAAGATATTAGCCAACATTGGTCATAACCAAATTTTGCTCTATGTTTTACAATATAAGCAGCAATATCATCTGCTTCTACTCCTCTGAAGTTAAATACAGGATAGTCTTTCTTTTTGAGTGCTGTGAGTGTATTATTAAATTCTGCAAGAAACATCTCGAATTCTTTTTGTTCGAGTTCACTCTGTTCTGCATATTTTTCTTTTCTGTTCGCCTTGTATTCAGGATATATGTCTTTCCTGAATTTACTTCCGCCATCAGCAAGAACTACTATTGTTCCTGCATTGTAAGATTTTGCTAGAGATTCTACTGTTCGTATATAATCATACTTAAAGTCTAATCTTCCTTGATGTTTCCAACGAAATGCTATGTTTAATCCATCAACTATCAGCAAGTTCCCAGTCGGAGCTCGGTTCCCAAGGTCTGAGAATGTAATCGCCATTTGTCCAGTTTACCTCTTCTTTTTCTAGCCAATCGTCTAGTAGTAGTACATATGCGCCAAGCCATGCTATGTGCATATATCGTTTGTAGTTTTCGGGTTTTCTTACTGTGGCAACATACCACTTCCCATAGTTTTCTTTAAATATAAGAAGCGGTTCTTGTTCCATATCTTGAGCTTGCCTAACTACTTTACTCCACCATTTGTAAAAGTTATTTGTTTTAGATGTAAATATCTTAGAGTTAAATTCAGTATCTCTATAAAATTTTACTTCTACACAAAAGAGATTATGTTTTCCATGAACTCGTAAATCTCCTTTAACTTTTCCACTTCCAGAGCCAGGAGTTTGTTCCCAATGTAATCCTGTTTCTCTACTTAATATTTCTATTATTTGCCTTTCAGCTCGTATTCCTTTTTGTCTACTACTAACCATCTAGCCTACTTATTTCATTTTCTTTAATCACTTCTATCTTTGATAAAAGTGGGTGTGTCCAGCCATGAGATACTATATATGTATTAAGATTTTCTTCTCCTAATAGTATCTCGACCATCTTTTCTTTTCCAACTTCATCGAGTACATTTGTAACCTCGTCAAGAAATAATACATTTATTCTTGACTTGGAAATACTACTCATAAGTTTTCTAATCGCTAAAAGAGTAGAAGTATTAACTCTCGCTAGTTCTCCAGCGCTCAGAGCCAATATCTCTACTGCTTTGCCATTATCGTCTATCTCTACATTTAACTTGTCGTTGAGTACAACAAATTGTAAGTTAAATCTTCCGTCTGATAATTCTGCTAAGTACTCATTTGTGAGTTCTTCTAAATCTTTTACTAAGTTCTCTATTTTATACGCTAGTAATCCATTTGTACTAAATGCTTTTTTAAGTATATCAATACTTCCTAACATATCTTTTACTTCTTCTAATTTATTTTCGTGAGTCTTTAGTTCTTCTTTAAATTCTCCAATCTGTTCTTGTATAACTTGGAGTCGAGTATTATGCCTTTCTCTACTTTCATTTTCATTTATTACATACTCTAATTCTTTTTGTTCGTTATCAATCTTTTCTGCTAACATTTCTATTTTTCTTTGTAGCTCGTCTGCGTCTTTTATTTCGGCAGGTAAAGTTTGGTCAATACTATTAAATAATTCTTTCCATCTTCTTTCTTCTTTTTGCTTTTCATCTATCTGCTCATTGACTTTCTTTTTGTGTCTAATAGTATCTTGTATTTTCTTAATATAGTGAAATGCCTGATTATGTTTTTCTTCTTCTCTTTGATATATTTCATCAAGTAAATCTTGGTCTACTTCTTGTCCACAGGTTGGACAGATGTCCTCACTTGTTCCTTCAAAGACTTCACTATTATAAACTGACTGCCACTTTCCTAATTCTTCTAAATCTTTGTCATAGTTTTGTCGAGATTCTAGTAAGTGATTCCCTTCATTTTTATATTTACTTAAATCTATCCCAGCCAGCTCAGTTTTATAAAAATTATTTTGATTTATTTTTCGGTTAATTTCAGAGATATTTTTAAATTCTAATTGTAGAGAACTTAATTGTTCTAAGTCATTTTCCGAGATTTTTGGTAAATCTAATTTGGGTAGTATAGTAGGTGCTTCCAAATTGTTGTCATCTAACCACTTAATGATTGTGTCAAGTTTCCCTTGTATGTGAGAAACCTCTCCAGATAAAACTCGTGACTTTTCTTTAAAAATTTCAAAGTAATCTACATATTTTTCTAATTGCAACAAATCTATCAAAAACTTCTTTCTGTTAGTATCTGTAGCAGTTAAAAACTGCAAGCTGGTATTAGTATTTTGATATACTATCTGAGTAAAAGTTTTGAAATCCAATCCTAATACTTCTTCTACCGTTTTGTAAGTATTTGTAGCAGTATGACTAGAAATATCCTCGCCATTCTTAAATAATTTACATTTTATAGAAGCTCTACGATTAACTTCAATTTTATACTCGTCTCCATTTACATCAAAATCTAAAGATATATCATATCCTTTATTATTTATTCTATTTGCTATATCTGCTTTTTTAATTCCTTTTGAGTTCTTATTAAATAATACTTCTTCTAGTATTAATGGTATCGAAGACTTTCCTGCTCCATTTGTACCTACAAGCTGAGTTACTGTACTATCATTTAAGTCTAGTATGTTATCTTCGCCATAACTAAAACAATTATTCCACTTCAACTTCTTTAGCGTAATCACTAAACACTCCTAATATTTTTTTGGTTTTACTATCGTCTAATTCTAAAATATAACTCAGATACTCATTTAATTCTTCTTCTATTGTCATTTCTCTATCTAACATCAGAGTAGCTTCTGTTTTTCTTTTTAATACTTTCTTATCGAGTAATTCTGAGTTTTCTACTCCTGTTAAGTCTGCCACATCTCCTTCTATTTCATAGATTGTATGATGAAAGTCTGTTTGTACCATTTCATCAGGACTTGATACTGTTTTTCTTAATAGCTGTGGCAAATCAAATGCGTGCCAAGTCCAACTCCAATCTGTATCTATTACTATATATCCTGTTTGTACTTCGTTTCTATGAAAACTTGTAGTCATAGGACTGCCAGGATATACTATATTTCTTTGCGTGTTGCTGTGTGCATGTAAGTCTCCTGCAAATACAGTTTTAAACTTACTAAATCTTTCTAAGTCTACTTCAGGTACAACATGAGGCGGTATTTCTCCTCTTACATGAGTAAATAAGTAGTCTGTTCTAACATTTTCTATACTTCCTTGTTTATGTAAGTCAGCATATGGTAATATTGAATAACCATCTGGGTGCTCATAAAATTCATCAATTATGATTACTTCTGGGTTTATTTCACTCGTAACTCTTTTCAGATTAGTAAAGAATGTAGTATTCTTTTTAGTAGCCTCATGGTTACCATCAAAAATTATAGTAGGAATACTACATTGCTTTACAAAGTCAAAGTATAGAGTTAGCTCGTCCATCGAGGGAACTCGGTCAAACAAGTCCCCTCCAATGATATGTAATTTACAATCGTGCTTTTCTATAGCTTCTTCTACCTGCTGAAAGAATAACTTGTATCGAGTACAAGCCCACGGTACTGGGACATTCTTTTGTCCAAGTTTTATATGCCAATCAGCGGTAAATAAAATCATGCTACGAACTCATCTCCTGCAGACCACGAACAACCAGTTAATCCACCTGCTCGTAGTGCGTGTAAAGTTCTAATGATTTCATCGACATTTCTTCCTGTATCAAGTGCATTGACTGAAACATGCTGAATAATACCTTCTGGGTCTACTATGTAAGTAGCTCTATAAGGTACATTTTCTTCACTTACTATTTCTAAATCTTCTGCTAACATATTCCCTGAGTCCGCAAGTAATGGAAAAGAAACATCTTCTAATAAAGGATTATTTTCTAACCATTCAAGATGACAATATTCATTATCTGGACTAATACCATATACACTACAGTTCTCTTGTTCTGCTACTTTTTCAAATGCTACGATTTCTGTAGGACAGATAAATGTAAAATCTTTTGGGTAAAAGAAAATTACTTTCCAATCGCCATGTTCATCATCAGTATAAACTTGCTTTATAACTTTATCAGGATTAATGCCCACTACACCGTTAAGTGCAGTATGAGGAAATTCTTCTCCAACTCCTATCATTAGACATCAAACTCCTCGACAGATTTTTCATCTGCGTTGTCAGAAGAACCAGCTCTAAGCCTATCAAGAAGCTCTTTTTGAGCGTCAGGAGTAGGTCTAGGTAATACTTCGTCCATAGATTTTAATTCTGCAACTAGTTCCATTTCGTTGTCGTCTAGTGCTCTAGGTTTGCATTTTAATGCTTGAAGTTGGTACTCTACATTATAAGCCATAGGTCCAGTCTTTACTCTTTTGAAGTGGACGTCCCAACCAGTTTCTAAATCTGTAGGGTCACCTAAATCTTCTGCAGCAACTTTAATTTGCTCCATTAGTTTCTTCTTGAGGTTTAAGACTTTTACTTTGCCGTCATGTATGCATTGGATTGCATAAGACCAACCACATTTTAATTCGGGGTGGTATTCTCTAACCCAGTCTTTTTCCATGTTATTGAATACTTCCTTCTCTCTATCAAATGATAGACATTCGAAAGGTAAGTTCTTACCGTTCTCACCTTTTAACCAGTAAACGTATCTTGCACAGATATCGCCTACCATTCTAACTTTATTGTCGCCTTCGACATATTGATAACTGTCAATCTTAGATTTAACAGCTTCACCTTTTGATTCATTAAATTTTAGTGCCATTCTAATTCCTTTAGGCTTGTGATTTCTTCAAATTTAAAATGTATTCTGTCATTCTCAATCCAAAGTAATCTGTTGTTATTTATAATATCTTGCTTACCATTATAGTGCAGCAAGTCCAATGTGGTATCTTTAGTTGAATTGTACGCAAATAGACTGCGCAGCGATGCGATACCTGCATACTGCGCAATCTCGGTGTCTGAATACAATCTTCGTTGAATAAACAAGGGTTCAGGATTCACTAGGAAACTATTCCCATGAAAACTTTTTTGCCAATACTTGTATATTCTGTCTTTTCTATTAACTGGGGGTAGTTTATAAGTCAGAATATGAAGGATAGTAAGTATGTCTGATACTTTACTATTTGCCTCTTTCTTAATTTTTTTCCAATTATAGAGTATCATTATATCAAAAAATATACCGCTTGTCAAGAACTATTTTTCCAATGTTATAAAGCTTTGACATCATAACCTTGTTTTATGTAGTAACCCATTCGTGCACCAGCCTGCCGTCTTGCTGTACGACCGACTAAGTGGATATCAACGATGATTGGTTGCTGTTTTCCTTCATATATTCGGATTATACGACCTATCAACTGTGTTAATAGAGGTTCATTGTTTACGGGTGTTGCCAAAATAAGACAACTTAGACAGTCTAAACTTATTCCTTCACTGAATATAGACTGAGTTCCAAACAATATATCTTTTTCTCCGAATATTTGTTTTAGCATAGGAGGGCGCTCTTCGTGAGGAATCTTTCCTGTTACGCAGATTGCGTTATCTCCTACAAGTTTCGTACAATTTTGTAAAAAATCGACTCGGTCGCTTACAACCAGTACCTTGTGTCCTCTTGCCGCATAGTTTGCTGCAAGAAGCGCAACTTGATTTTGGTACTCAAAGTTGTACGCAATAGCGTTGATTCGATTTGCCCATGGGGTATGCGCCCCATCAGGAAACCTTATACCTGACGGTACGACGTCAACTCGTGGCACAAGATAGTTTTCCTTTGGTGGTTTAAACACCGTGTTAGAGAAATAGTCTCGAAATATAACATGTTTGCCATCTTTTCGTTCCATCGTTCCTGTTAATCCAATCTTATATCGTGCGTGACTCGCATCGATAATTCGTGTAAATGTCGGTGATGAAACATGATGCATTTCGTCAAGAATGATTGTCCCGAAACTCTTTTGAATATCGGGTATTCTTCTGTACAAAGTTTGTATATTCCCTACCACGAATGGAGCATCTATTTCAAATCTTCCACTACCTAGCACACCCGCTGTAACCCCGAGTGATTTTTGTACTTCTTTTTCCCATTGACTACGAAGTTGTAGAGTATGTGTAACTATGAGTGTTTTCTGTTTAAGCTTATTTGCAATAGCTAAAGCCGTTACAGTCTTTCCCCAACTGACCCAAGCATTAATTATACTACTGTCATAGAGGTCGTCATAGACCGCTTGTTGGGAAGGTCGTAACTCATACGCAAAGTCGAAGTGTGGAATCTCAATGCAAGTTCTCTTATCAACTATTTCGTAATCATTTGGTATTAAATCCGTCCTTCCGATAGGTAATGAGACTAACCCTTTACGAATTACTCCCATATTCTTTATAACGAAA